AACACCACGACCAACGACACCACACGAAATATCACGTCAAAATGATTTTAAGATACCTATTTCACGATTTTATTTGAACTTTGATACAATATTCACGGCATACCTCAAAACCCCTAAATATCAAAAATGACTTGACATAGTTTTGAAAACTAGTAATATATTCTACAACATTTTATAAATATGTAGAACAACTAGTTTTTCTACATTTTTGGTTAAATTTGGGTATTGTTTTCGATTGACACGGGTTTATAATAAAGGTGTGGAAAACGAAAGACACCACAGGAAAGAGGACGACAATATGACAGCAAAGAGAAAATATGAAAAGGGTATGAAAATAATAAATAGAAATGGTTTAAAACTTGGTGGCGTAATTTGTTTTTATAAATTAGTTATTGGAAGAAAAGAAAAACCAAGAAAAACTGATGATTGTATAAAATATATATGTTATACGTATGATAATGATGATAATTTTACAGGGTGTTTTATATTAAAAGAAACAACAATCGATGAAATGGTAAGAGGTGAATAAATATGGATAGAAACACAATTTTTAGATTAAAGGGCAAAGAAAAGTTAACAGGTAATATTATTTATACCGAGTGGCAAACACTAGACACATCATTAAAGGCAATTAGTAATTTTTGGGAATGGTTCTCAAGTATTACATACGACCAAATTGTCGAATTTAAAGAACTATTCAAGAAAGGGGGTGTCAACTAATGACATTATGGGACTTTATACAACATATTAAACATAAATCAATAGAACTAAAAATCTATGATTTATACGGGGAAAAGGGCGACAATTTCTTATATATTGGTACAATAGGCGAGTATTTAACATCATTAAAAGCAAGTATGTTGAATTCGTGGACTATATGCAAAATTTATCCGTGGGTATTCAAATCAATTCACGGGTTCACAATCGAAATTGTAAGACCTGTGAAAGAGGGTGACAAATGATGACAAATATTTTATTTAAAGATATATTATCAAAAATTTATTATGGTACACATTTCGAATTAATAGAGGTAAATAAAAGATTTTTAAGAGATGTTCAGAAAGACAAATCATTATATGTTTGTGACAATTTTAATGATTTTGATTTTAGTAAATTAAATAATTCATTTGTTACTGATTATTATGTGACACATTTTAGAGCGTGTAATAATTATCTAACAATTTATATTTGTAAAGAGGGTGAATAATTAATGAAATTTCGTGAATGGTTAATTCATAAACTAGGTGGATATACTAAAGAGGAAATGTTAAAAATTGATATTTCTTCTTTGTATCCTATTATTAACAGGTATAAAACAAAAAAGTTATATGCTCAATATGAAACACAAATTTTTGAACGTACAAAAGAATTTGAAAATAATATAAAAGTTTATTTATGTAATCAATTATTACGTGATTTATGCGATTATGTTAAATTATATGATTTATATAAACCCGAAACTTTATCAATGGTTTATCGTGTTGAATTAGAGGTAATCGACAAGAACCGAGGTGATAACAAATGAATTTCCCACGTTGCAAATACAAATGTAAATGTGTCTTTAGGGATAAATTAGACGGGTGCAGAGTTCTTGACAATACAACGTTTAAATTAACGTGCCCGTTTGCTAAAACTAAAGAACAATTAATCAAAGAGCTTTTATATTGTAGCGTTCGAATTGATATGAAACCGAGTGACTACAAAGAAATGTTAAAAGATGTATATTCAAATTATGTTTATAGGGCGGTGTTTAATGATGAAGAATAAACAGGGTTCAAAGACATTTAAAGATTTGAACAAAGACGCACAATATTATTATGACAAATTAATTCAATATTTTAATGATAAATCTAACGATGATGACGAATGTATCAGAGTCATTGAATGGCTAGACTTATTAATTGACAATATGAATTAATTGTAATAAGATAAAAAGAAAGTGGGCGATACAATGTAAAATCAAAGTTGTTTCAAACCATTAAAATTATTGAAAATATATTAAAGAAAGCAAGGTGATAAAATGAATAAATATGTTATATTTGAGCAGAGCACCGAAACCAATCGTGATTATGTAACCCAAATATATCGTACATCGGTTTACACATCTAAAGATGTGGGCGACGCTATAGAATTAGACACAATAGAAGAAGCGAAAATAATACGTGATATTGTATCTAGACGTAATAAAATGAAAAATTATAAGATTTTAGAAATAGTAACAACAAATAATATTATAGAATAGAGAGGTTGAAAGTATGACAAATTTTATTAAAGATTGTTTTTATCAATTACGTTCTATGATTGATACATCAGAAAATTTAATTGATACGGAAAAATTAAATATGAGAAAATGTTTAAACGATATTGAAAACGAATTTGTTAGTTATGACAAAAAGATTTCAAGTGCGTACGACAAGGAAAGCGTATTAAAAGACATATTAGAACATATTATTGATAATTTATAAGAAAAGGGGAAAAATTAAAATGGCAAAAATTAAATTAAAAGTATTTTCACAAATTAAAGAGTTCAACGTGGGTAATAAGGTTGTTAAACGTCGTGTTTATACAACATTAATGAATTTAAAGGTTGTTGATAGTGCAACAGGTGAATTATCAAAAGAACCCGAGCAAAAATATTTAAATCTAAAATTTAGAGAAGAAATCAACACAAAGAATATTATTAGAGGTTATATTGTTATTGAGGATAAACCCGAGTTCTTAAATTATCCGTTTAAGTATGAATTAAAACCAATGGTTGACGAAAAGGGTAAACCCGTATTAGACAAGAACGGAAAGCAAAAAATGGAATACCCTTGCGTATGGATACGAAAGGACGATTTTGAGTACATCGAAAAGTTAAACAACAATCATCAATCATTATTCGTTAATGACGACGAGGACGAAAAGGCGGAAGAAACGCCCGAACTACCTTTCAATGATGAGGACTAATTAATAAAAAGACGATAGGGGCATAAATTACGCCCCTATTTAATTTTAAAGTAAAGAGGTGTTATTATATGGCAAGAACTAAAAAAGTTAAAAATAAACAAAGTTTCGACGTTTCGGGGTGGTCTATTGAGGACATCGCGAAAATAGATATATCAGATATGGCGTTAATGAGTACATCAAACATTAAGAAAATCACATCGCGTTTAGTTTCCGCGTATAATAAGCGTTTGGTTCGTTTGGAAAATTCGGAATTAGGTAGAATGTCACCGACATATCAACACGCAAAGAAAACTAAAATTGTTGTTGACGGCAAAGTCAAAGAAACATTCGTGAGATATTCGGTTAAAGATATTGACGCTAAATCAACTATTAATTTATTTGATACATTAAAAAATAAATTGAATTTAAAAACATCAACAATCACAGGTTTTAAAAATTATCGTAAAGATTTTTATAGACGACTAGGTGTTAAATTCAAAGATTTAGACACCGAAAAAAAGTTTTGGGATATATACCATAGATACGACGAAACAAAAGACGCAACAAACGAAAATTTTAAAACGGGTGGCGGTTCGGTCGAAATTCAAAAATACATCGCCCACGAATTAGGTGACTTTTCTAAAATGACGGCGGAACAACAACGTGGCGTAATCAATAAGATTTATGAGGACTTAAAAATAACCGAACAAAAAGGACGTAAAACCGAGTCGTCTTTTATGGACGATTACGATGACGGATACGAGGACGACGGGGGCGAATGGTAATTGAGCAAAACAAAAATAATTCAAGAACCATTTGCACTTGACTTTAAAAGATATAACGATATTAAGGATATTTTAACGCCTGTTAAATCATATAAGAAAAAAGGCATTGAATATTTAAACGTTGCGTGTTCATTCGATATTGAAACATCATCATATTACGAGGGCGACAATAAACGTGCCACGATGTATATGTGGGGTTTTGGTATCAATGGTAAAGTTGTAATAAAAAGAACGTGGCAAGAATTTATCGAATTATTACACGATGTAAAAGAATATTATAAATTATCTGATACACGTCGTTTGTTATGTTATGTGCATAATTTGCAGTACGAAATGCAGTTTTTCCGTAAATGGATAGTTTGGGACAAGGTTTTTGCAATTGACGAAAGAAAACCCGTTTATGCTATTTCTAATTTAGGAATTGAATTTCGTTGTTCTTATATCCTTTCGGGTTATTCTTTGGATACATTAGGAAAGAATTTAATTGATTACCCCGTTCGAAAGCTCGTAGGTTCATTAGATTATTCAAAATTGCGTACAACTGATACGGATATAACACCTATTGAATATGATTATTTAATTAATGATAATTTGGTTGTAATGTCCTATATTCAAGAAACAATCAATCGTCTAGGCAATATCACACGTATATTGATAACAAAGACATCATTCGTGCGTAAGCTATGCAAAGACTCATTATATTATGATAATGGTTCACATCACAAAAACGGGTGGAAATTCGCCCAATATCGAAAATATATCAATAATCTTATAATAACATCACCTCAAGAATACGAGCAAATGAAAAGGGCATTTCAAGGCGGTTATACACACGCAAGTTGTTTGAAAGTAGGTAAGGTATACGATGACGTTGCGTCTTATGATTTTACGTCGTCATATCCTTACGTTATGTGTGCTTATGATGAATACCCAATAACAACGGGCGAAAAGGTTAAAATAACATCACGCGAACAATTAGAAAAATATTTAAAATGTTATTGTTGCATATTCGATGTAGAATTCAAGAACCTAGAAAGCAAAATTTTATTTGAACATTATTTATCGGTTTCAAAATGTGTGACAAAAGGTCGTGTCATTGAGGATAACGGACGTTTAGTATTTGGTGAGGTTGTACAAACTACAATCACGCATATAGATTTTGAAATTATACGAAAGGTTTATCAATGGAAATCAATTAGATTTTTTAATTTTAGGATATATAAAAAGGGTTATTTACCAAAAGATTTAATATTAACTATCTTAGATTTATACGGCAAGAAAACGACTCTAAAAGGCGTTGACGAAAAATTACAAGAATACCAAGTTTCAAAAGAACAGGTTAACTCGGTTTATGGTATGATGGTCACCGACATTGTAAGAACAAATTACGACTATGACTCAATCATTGATGATTGGGTGACAAATCTACCAAATGTCAAAGATATGTTAAACAAATACAATACATCATTTAATAGGTTTAATTTCTATGGTTGGGGGTTGATAGTGACGGCTTTAGCCCGTCGAACCCGTAATATTTGGACGGGCATATATACAACAGGTAAACACGGGGACTATATCTACACAGATACGGACTCTTTGAAAATTTTACATTATGAACGATATAAAAAATATATTGATGATTATAACAATATGGTTGAGTCAAATTTGCGTCGTATGTGTGAACACTATAACATCGACTTTGAACTTTGTAGACCTAAAACAATAAAGGGTAAAACTAAAATGTTAGGGGTTTACGACTTTGAGGGTGTATATAGTAAGTTTAAAACCCTAGGCGCAAAGCGTTATATGACTTATAAGGATAATGAATTATCATACACAATCGCGGGGTGTGGTAAGTTAAAAGGTGTGCCGTATTTATTAGATAAATTTAACGGCAATATTGACGCTATTTTTGATTATTTCGACGAGGGGTTCACAATACCCCGTGAATATACAATGAAACAAACACACACATATATTGATGATGAATACAAAGGAATTGTCAAAGACTATCAAGGGCATATTTCAAAGGTTTATGAAAAATCTTATATTCATTTGGAACAATGCGAATTCTCTTTAACAATAGCAAACAAATTCAAAGAATTTTTAACGCAATTTAGACTAGACTTAAGGTAGGTGATAAAATGTCTAAAAAACAATCATTTGATATATATCTATTCTTTGAGGAATACCGAAAAGATTTACTAAAACGATACGGGATAAAATACAAAGAAACATATATCCCGTTTGACTTATTACAAATTAAGGTTTTATATTACCTTATAATATCAGAACGTAGCGACGGCAAGTCTTTTATACTTGCCGAAATGATTTTATATTTATATTTACATTATGGTTATTGTGGTATGATGTTGCGTCGCTTTGATATGGATATTAGAGGAAAACAGGGCGAACAATTAATCTCTAACTTAATAGGCGAGAACTCAAAGACCATTGAGAGAACAAAGGGTAAATATTCAAATGCGGTTGAGGAATTATCAAACAAGCGTTGGAATACAATTATATATCAAGCTAGGCGATATTATCTCGCTAGGGTATACGAGGACGAAAACAACGTATCACAAATCGAAATTGACAAAGACCCTTTTATGTTTACGTGGGCAATCTCACAACAAACGCACAATCGTGGTGGCGGTATGGAAAAAATAAAAATTGTTTGGTTTGATGAATTCATATCTCGTGAGGGTTATTTATTTAATGAATTCGTGGACTTTGTAGACACATTGAAAACTATTGCCCGTAGACGTTGTGATTTTGTCACATTTCTTACAGGAAACGCGATTGACCGATACTCAATATATTTTGATGAATTTATGTTGAAAGGGGTAAAAAATCAACAAAAGGGTACAATAGACGTATACCGAGGGGGCGACGATGAACCCTCTTTCGCCGTTGAAATTGTCGACTATGTCGACCCACAATATAAGAAATCAAATAAGTATTTCAATTTCAAGAACCCTAAACTTAAAAGCGATTTACTCGGAAAATGGGAAATTGGTTTATATCCACATTTACCCGAAAAATACAAACCGAATGAGGTTCAATATAGATATTATATTTTATTTGATGATGAAAAGTTCGAATGTGAAATCATCATTAAACCCGAAATGTATTTTACATTTATTCACCCGTGGACTAGTGACATCAACATTAAATCTGATACGCTTATATTTGGTTTTGATACGCCTATCGGTATTCATTACCGAAAGAATATTACAAAACCATTTGATGAACTAGGGCAAATGATAGCGTCATTTTATAAACGTGATTTGATTTGTTATTCGGACAATCAAACGGGTGATACAATACGTTCATATTTATTAGCTTGTAAAACATCATAAAGAAAAAAGACCGACGCGAAGATTTACGTCGGTCTTTTTCGTTGGGTAAAAAGAAATAAAACCCCAAATACAATAGATAAAGAAAGAATGACAAACAGGTGTATATTATTTCTTATACACACCCTTATTATATTATTTATAAAAACCACTTGCAAGCGAGTTTTTCAATAAATTTAGTTCGTCGTTTGTCATACCGATTGACATCGCGATGTCTGATGTATCACCCACGATAACGAATTCGTTATCATCAATGTTTGATAGATACTCAAATTTATTATATGGTATACCTAAATTGTCGGCATATAAATTGTCGTTGTTTGTAGGTACATCAAACGACCATTCAATGTATGTGTCTAAAGGCATAAAAGAACCTGTATTTGACGCGGTAGCGGTTGCCTGTGTCTTTCCTATATTTGAATTTGAACGCGTTATAAATTGCGATAAATTTTGTATAGAACCCCTTGCTGTGCCTATAATTGCGTTAGGGTTTCCCGTCATTAATGCTAGCGATGATGAAATACCACTAAATAAGAATGATGTCACGTTGTTGTCGCTTATCGTTCTTATTTCGTCCGCGTTTGATGATGTTAAAACGAACCTATAACCTAATTGACAAGAACCCGTTTTCACTACACACGCATTTGTGTTGTTATATAATTCGTAAAAGCCTTGCGATGTATTGAAATCAACATAATAAAATAATGTTAAATTACACCCTCTAACTTTTTGTAAATCTAGGGTTATTGTTTCGGCATACGGGATATATAATTCGGCGGTTGTATGTGGTTCAAAATCTTTGTATGATGTTGCGTCGGGTATATGTATCTTTTTAAATATAAATCGGTCGTTGTTTCCGTATTTCGCGTATCGTAAACAAGTTGAACTAAAACCCAATGACTCAAAATCTAGTGGTTGACTAGGGAAAAAGTCCATAATGTGACCTTGTTCGCCCGAAACCGCTATTTCATAAGGTAATAAAGTGATTGATAGGATAGAACCGATTATTGAGGGATAAGCTATTGCGTGTGCGCATAAATGAACTAACATTTCGCCTGTAATAACATAATATAATGTATGACACATTGACATCGAACTATTAGACGTTGCTTCGTGTAATCGTGGTAATATACCATTATTTCGTGCGTCGGGTTCGTAGAATGTACCCCCTTGAGTTTCTATCTTAACAGGGTTAGAAACCGCAACGACAATGCAATATTTATTCTTTGTATACGCATAATCGCCATATGCTAAATTAAAATTTTTATAACCCTCATCGGTTGTTGGTTCGGTGAATGTTTCACCCCTAGATAAAGCTATATATTTACGGAATGAAAATTGTTCTAAATTATCCGCGATAAATTTATTACCCTTTGTACGTCTTGAAATATAAAGAGGTACATTCAAACTATTTGAATTTTTAAAAGTCATCAATGGGTCAAGTGAACAACTAATAGTAAATAACTTATTGTTATTATATACTAAATTATCAATAAAATAGTATCTATCCCATTCAACACAATACAAATAATTTGCTTCAATATCATTGATAATATTTACAACATCAATATTATCTGATGTCACAACATCATTATCATTTGAAACGATGTCACGTGTTATTGTTCTCATTTCAAATATAAATATAGGGTTCGTTTTATCAATAGGGTTTCGACAAATGCAATCAACATCAATTTCATTTTGTAAAAATGACTCTTTGTTCATTTTCGCGATAACTGATAAACATTGATATAATTTTATTTGCATAATATCACCCCTTAAAATAATTGAACTACATTGTCGTGGAAATATGTTGTATTAGGTATCTCACCGCTAATATATCTTTGGTCGTCCTCATTCAAATAAATATAAACGACGTGAAAATCGTAGTCACTATCTACATATACACCGATGACGATTGAGTCAATACATCCATTCTCGGTTGTTTGTGCTTGAAAATCGACGCTTTTAATAAATTCTTCACTATCATTTGATGTGCGACCATTTGCGACTAAAAAATGACTTAATGAATTAAAACCCCTATCATATAATAATTGTGCGAAATCATCAACTGATGTGTACTCGGTAGCGTCTTGATTGATAAATCTAAAAGCAACTACGTTGTCACTTTTAATATAGTCGACACCTGTTTGATTTGCAATTACGATGTTATGTTCATATAGTCCAAAACTTAATTTTTCGGGTGTAATTGCGCCGTCTTTGATTTTTGGTGTTGTGACACATTCATTTGCTAATCTTGTTGTTGTGATAGCCATAAAATCAATTTTTGTTTCCGTAATTGCCCTAGTGGCGATTTTTTGATTTGTGACGCTATTATCTGATAACTTATTTGTTGTGATAGCATTATTAGCAATTTTATCACTAGTTATTGTTTGTGAGGGGATATTTTCACCTTTTACGTTTGGATAAACATTGTTATTTGTACCCTTTTCTTTTAATGTTGTAATTATTTCACTCATTTTGTTTCACTTTCCTTTCATATAAAAATAAGGGTAAGGGCAATTTGTACCCTCACCCTTTGTGAGTTGTTATTAAATTATAAATTTACTTTTATTATAGATTTTCATATCAAAATTTTCGCAAATAGTATTATTTATGTCGCCACTATCATAGTAAACCTCAATAGTACCATCTGAAATTTGAACTTCAAAAATATTATAAGTATTTCCATTATAACCATAAGTTGAATTATATACTCTATATCTACCATTAGGAATAACCTCGGTTTCATCCAAATTTTTATCAGTAATTAATGCAAGAAAATTGCCATTTGGTAATGTGACATCATCCTCTAATGTAACATTTGTTAAATTAATAAAATACATATATATAATTTTTGACTGAATATCGCCCTCACTTGACACAGCGTTTACATCATTGATTGTGATTGTCTTACCACCCTTTGTAATTTGAACAACTACATCATCATCGATTGTTGTTGCCTTGATTGTGTCGGCAAAATATGCTTCGGGGTCGTCATATACTAACACAGGTTTATTTTGTTTTAATACCCCTAATGCGTCCGTATAAATTGTCTTTGACGCTAAATCTAAAATTGAATAACCACCAATATATTTTTTCATAATATATCACTTTCCTTTCATAACCTAAATTATTGAATGAAGAATACTACGCAATTTTCATTAAAATCGTTAAAGTATCTTCCCTCAGCTTTGAACCACATATTCACGAACTCGGCTCTCGCGTTATAATCTGATGTTGTACGTCTATCGAATAATGATACGCCTAGCATATCCCTATCAAAAATCACACCAATAACGCCGTCAATGTCTACGTCGTGACCCTGTGCAGTCTTAATGTTGATTGATGAAACGTCGTCAAATGCGTATGTTTGACCGCTTGTTTGAAAATAAGGCATTGTTTCATATTTTGGTAATTTTACAAGGTCATCGTGGAATGTTGGTGATTGTAAATATACTGATAATGTCTTATCCATTTCGCCTAATAATACAAAATGTTGTAAGTCTTTAGGTGTGAATTTAGCACGTCCACCGATATTAAATAACTTTGAAATCTTTGTCATATATTCGCTATATAAACCGATTGTCTTTGCACAGAACTTTAAGAATTCAATATTATTTCGACAAGTTGCCTTTGTTAAAGGTGTTGTTGCCTGTTGATTATATAAATATAATAAGTTAACGGCACGAACACCACTCTTTGATGAATAATTAGCGTTAGGATATTCATTATAGATTGTTTCACCGATTGCGTTTGCAATTGTCATCATAACTAACTTATCTAATTTGATAGTCATTGACTTGTCAATTGCGTTGTAAATCATACTAATAAATGAATTTAATTCATTAACATTCAAGAATGATTGTTTAATTTGTTTTTCCACAAATGACATTTGAATTTCAAATGTGACTTGATTGTTATAGAACTTAACATTGATTTTTGGACTCTTAAAGATATTAGGATCATAAGATACGCCGTCCTCTAAATTCCAAGACTCGTTTTCCTGAGCTTCGGGAATTTCACAATCAATCTTTTGTAATACTGAACCAAATTCCCAATTATCCATTAATACACTAGGCACACCGCCCATATATGCACGAATAACAAAGATTGTTTTTCCAATTCTATTAACTAATGCTTTTGCATACTTTTCGAACGCGTTCGCATTGAATACTGCGTCGCCTACCTCAACGATGTTTGATAAGTCCTCGGCAATTTCAACGCCTGTTAGAACCTCATTTGTGACATCGTTCATAATTTCATAAATTTGTTTTGTTTCCATAATATAATCACTTTCCTTTCATTTATTTATAAATTGCTAAAAACAAAAACTCGTTTAAATCTTTGAATATAACATCTAATAATTTATGACGGGCAAGCGTAATTGATGACTCAATCATTTGTTGAGTTGTTGTCACGCCGATATTACCCGAACGTGTCAATTTTCGTTTGTTCTTGTCATAATCACCCGTTGATGTCGTTTTTCCCTTTTCTTTGCTATTAGGTACGCCGTCATCACTCGTTGTGTTATATCCGAATACATTTACATCGTTGTTTGTATCAACAACAATATTAGAACCTATGTTCTCGTTTTCTTCCATTGAATAATTTTCAATGGGGTTATAATTACTATTTATTGCCTCGGCAAGTCTTAACCAATTAGGCATAAATTTTGAATGAATTCGTTCGCATAGCTTACTTATCATCAAATCGTATCCGTTTTCACTTTCACGATAAATATTAAAATAATATTCAAATGTTAGTGTTAAGATTTTATCAAATGAATTGACGAATAATTCTAAATCATCATCACTTGTAAAACCTAACTTGTTGAATTCATCAGTATACACATTCGACAACTTGTTGAAAATGAATTTATTTATTTCAAAATCGACATCAAAATTACTGATTATCTGATTGAATTTTATCATCATTATTCACCCCGTTTTCGCTTTGCGTATCTTGTTTTTGTTTTTCGAATTCAATTTGGATTTCTTTTTGTCTATTTTTCCAAGCACTAAAAAAATCAAATTCGAACACCTTTTCATTGAACAAGCGTTCTGATACATCATTGATAAGTTCGAAACCATTCTCGCGACATTGTTTCATTTCATCAATAGGTGGTAATAAGTTATCATCATTTAACGCGATTTCATCGTCATTTAATGACTCACGTTTCATATTATAATTAGCGTTTAAACCTATTGAATTTTCGAAACTAGCTTTTAAATATTGTTTACATTCGATTACCTCTTTTAACATACCTAAATGTTGATTATTATAAGGTACGCCCTTTAATGCGTCAAATAACTTTGTGCCATTTAAAGCACTTGACATCTTACCATTTTTAACATCATTGATATATACATCAAAAGCGGTTTTAGTGTCCCCGTCATTTGCTACCGCAACAACAGGTATACGCATGTTATACAAAATCATTTTGATTGTTAAATCACACTCGGTTTGTAAACTAGCATAATGAGATAAAGCAACATTTACACCAAAAAATAAATCATCATTTGGTATAATAAAACAATAATTTTCGATGTTGTCTTTTGTGATATTATCCTTGTTTAAAATTGTCACGTTCTCTAACGTCTTACTATAATTCAAATAAGTATTCGTTAACACACTTGAAATAGGGATATAATCAGAAGATAACACACCCGACATAGAACCTACACCACAATACCAATTATTTTTAAAACGGAATATTTTTGCGTATCCGTCTAATGTAAATAATTCAAGTGTACGTTGTGATATCGTCTTCGGTATCTTTGTGTATTTAAACATCGTTAACAACTTTTTTAACCCGTCCGCATAATACATTGATTGTATTAATTGTTTATCATCTAATACATCAAAGTTGCATTTATGTTCATCTTTGAATATCCATTGATAACGTGAGGGTATAGATGTTTTTTTCACTATTTATCACCACCCTTTTTTATTTGGTCTTTGATGTCGTTAAAATCTTCGTCAAGTTCGTTAATTTCTTCCTTTGTCAACTTGCCGTCTTTTAACTTTTCATATAACTTGATTGAAAACTTTATTAATAACCAAATGATATTAAACGTTAGTAATATAATTGACATAATCGTTTGTATATCAACAAGTGATATAGAAATACCACCTAATATTAAACAATTCTCAAGAACATCACTCTTGTTAATGTTCATTATATCACCCCGTTTCTATTATCAATTTACATCGTTTTCAAAACTATGTCAAGTCATTTTTGATATTTAGGGGTTTTGAGGTATGCCGTGAATATTGTATCAAAGTTCAAATAAAATCGTGAAATAGGTATCTTAAAATCATTTTGACGTGATATTTCGTGTGGTGTCGTTGGTCGTGGTGTT